TTAGTTAATTCTGCTTCAGCATCGATGTTCTGGTAAGCGTTAAGATCCTGAGCAAATTCAGGTGTCCATACTGCCTTCAACTTTTTAGTCTTAGCAACAATCGCTTGTGATTGCATCTTAATGTTGATTTCTGGAATCACGATTGTAGATGCGCTTTGAGCGTTTGGAACTGAGAATGAAGAAGAAACTGTATCTTCAAAATCACCACGGTTATTATCAACTGTAGCTTTGTTATAGAAAACAGCAACTGTAGAAGCAACAGCAAAAGATGAAGTAGTGTAGAAAGTAATTGTTTGATTTGTGTAGTTCAGAGTTGTAAATGCTGGAAGATTCTGAGCAGCAGTGATAGTAGAACCTGAAGTAATTACAAATGCTCTTACACCATCTAAATCATAGTTAGGGAAAGCAGAAGCAGAAATTGTAATTTTTGCAATTCTACCTGCAGCTGCAGAAGCAGATAAAGAAGAATCAAAATTTACATCTGACCAAGCTGCAGATGCTGAAAGGAATCCAGCTGCTGAAGAAGATACTGATGCTGTGAATTGATTAGTAGAATAAGCAAAACGACCTGCACCATATAAACCACCTGTTGTATCAGTAGTTTGAATTGGGTATTGACCTGTTGCATTACGAGCACCATAAAGTGAATTGTTTTGACTAAATGGAGCTACGTTAGTACCGTATTGGAGAGCTAGGAAGAATACTAGTCCAGAAGGTAAATTCATTGGTTGTACAGAAACGAATTCTTTAGCAGCAATCGATCCGAATACTTTACGTACTAACGGAAGAGCGATACCTGCCCAGTTTTCAGACTGACCAACTGTAAATGTACCAGCTGTAGGTGAAGCACCTGTTTGGCTAGTTTCTACTACTAATTGTTTTGCTTGGTTCTCGAGGATAAGAGCCATGTTGTTTTTTTCTACCTCTGAACCAAACCCTTCAAGTAAGCCTGTTTTAGACCACTTGGTTGCTAAACGGGAAGCATCACTTTGAAGTGATTTCCACGGATTAGCGGATTCGAGTAATGATTGAATTGAACTCATTGTTTTTAAATTTGTTTTTTAGATTGTTTTTTTAATTAATTTTACTTGTTGTTTCCAAATGCTAATTCACGCATGCGTGAGAAAGCATCGTTTTCAATAATTGGTTTTGATTTAGCTGTACCTAAAGCTTTAGAAGCGGAACCTAATGACTCTTGAATTGGAGATTTTTTAACTGGTGTTTTCAAATTCTCTAATAGAGTTTCATAAACTAATTGTGCTTCTTTTTTAGATGTAGCTTTATCAAATGCTGTTAAAACCTTTACTTTTTGTGATTCAGTCAAAGACTTGTTACGGAAGATTTTATTAGTGTAAAGAAGTTTAGCGTTTAATAAATTAATTTCGTTAAGTTCTGATTTAAGAGTTTTGATTGCCTCATAAGCTTCTTCAAGTTCCTCTTGCATTTCATTTTTAACTCCTTCTTCATAGACATCATCTTCATAAACATCTCCTTCTTCTAATTCAGCTAAAAGTTCTTCTAATGAAACTTCTTCATCTAAATCTTCATCTAGGAATTCATTGATGTTAATGTCTTCTTCAATTTCCTCTTCCTCTTTAGCTTCGAAAATAGATTCATCCATTTTGTCATCTTCAAGTTCAGCAAGAAGTTCATCTAATGAAATTTCATCCATAGGATCTCCTTCTTTCATCGTTTTTTCTGTCTCGTCTTCATACATTCCTTCCATCTCAATTCTCTCTTCGTCTTCCATTTCCTGGAGTTTAGCGGAGAGTTTTTCCTTAAGATACGGAGTGAATGCTTCTTCGAGAGCAGCTTTTGCGTTTGCTATTGCTGTTTCTTTAACAGATTTAGCGTCCGCGATTGCTTCTTTAAGCAAATCTCTGTTTGTTGCCATTTTTTCCTTAAATTTGTTTGTTGGAAATACGTTTAATATGAGGAGAATCCTCGAAACGTAATAAAATTATTATAAGCAATGCCTCATAAATTGGGCACATTCTAATATACGTATATATGGATATATTAAAAGTCGCAGAAATGAAAAAAGAAGCGCTCCTTTTTGGGGAGCGCTAATTTAAAAATATTATTTTTATTGATGGTTATTTTCCTATTTGATAAATTCCACCATCTACTCCAATAGCAAATTGATTTGGATGCGCTTTAATATAATCTTGAGCATAATCGATAACAACTTTTTTATAAGTATTTGAATCCATACTTGCGTTTCCTTTTAGACCTCCTGTTTTATCAGCAATTTTACTACCTAAATCAAAAAGATCATCTTCATTCATTTTATTTACTTCTTTACCAAGAACGTTATTATAATATTCAGTTTGTTTACTTTTATCTTCTTTAGCTTGTTGATCCATTTGGTATACTTTACCAATTCCCCCTAAAGTAGTTAAAGCTATTAATCCTTTAATGATCCAATCCTTAATCCCTTCATCAATATTTTCATTTTCTAAAACAATAACAGCATTACTATATTGGCTCTCAGTAATTAAACCTGCGAGTTTTTGCATATGTAAGAATTCTTTATTCATGTTTTTATTTTTTATTTATAAATATATTAAAATATTGGGCAAGTACCGTTTGAACAAAGTATTTCAGTTATAATTGAATTTACTTTATCATATGGATTGGAAGTTATAGTTTTACCTTCATGAATTGGAGCCATATACGATCCTGGATTTGAAGGGGTGGAAACGAAGTCCCAACATAATAGTTCGAAGTCGTCTTGTACTTCTAGTACTTCACCTACTTGCTTTAAACTACCCATTCCACGAGATGAAACACCTACTTTAATGCCTGATTCAATTAGGGCTTTTAAGATATTTCCTGATGGAGTAGGTAGAATTTCAATTGCACCCATTACTCTATCTCCATTCCACCATATTTTTTTAATATTGTGGGATACATTTTTCAAGTTAATGATTTGAGAATCTGGATGGTCTAGTTCACCTAGAGCTCTATTTTCTCTAACCATATCCATGTACTTATCTATCTCACGTTCCCATAACTCTTTAGCATAATATCTACCATTACCATTTTTGATCTCACAGGTAGCCAATATCCCTTCAACTATTGGGTTGCCAGATATTCTATCACGAGACTCAGTAAGAGATTTTGGTGATACATTGAATGGGGTGACTTCTATAAGTAGTGGTTTCATAATTTTAGTATCCTTTAATATCAAATCCTACACCACCTGATTTGTATCGAGTGTCAGGATTAATATGTTGAGCTATAAGTGATAATATACGAGCATCTGCTCTGGTTATTTCTCTATTTATGTCCCAATTGTCTGTTTGAATATCGTAATCAATATATCTAACTTTTGTAGGGTATGATGTATCGCTAGGAGTAACTGATGATGGAAGTTCGATTTTTATAGTAATCGCTTCATAATTAGCTTGTTGGGGTTTAGTATAGCGTATATCTGTAATGGTACCGCCTATTAAAGCTTTACCTTTAAATTTATTAAAAAATAGTTGGCCTAATTTCATTGTTCTTTGATCCTGACCTCGTTCACGGGATACATCAGTTGCTCTTTTGAAAAGTTCAGGTGATATTTCGTTTACTAATTCTTCTTTAATAAGATTACGAATCAATGAACGAAGTTTTTGTTCCATTAAATTTTCATTTATTTTTATTGACTGCATTCCTACTCTTTCTTTAACCATTTTCATAGCCATCTTTGCTTTAGGAGAATCATCAACCATTACTTTATTTCCGTCTGTTTCAAATTTAACACCATTGTTTTTTAATTCAGATTTCAACATTGACATTGCCTTTTCAGTACCTGAAATGGTTAATTTTTTAGATTCTTCATTTTCTTTAAGTGCTTTTTGTTTATTTAAATTAGGAATTTCAATTCCTTTACCAGTTTCTTTTACATCTCCTTTTAATTGGTGATAAATTTTATATTCTAATTTTTTACTTGATAAATCTTTTGTGCCTGATTCATAGTTAGATGATTTACTTAAAACTCCTTTAAGACCTTGATTATTATCGCTAAGATCTCTAATTAGAGCAGTAATATTTGATCTAGGATCCTTACTACTAAGGCCTGTAATATAATTGTATAGGATAGAAGAAATATAAAGTTTATTATCTTCAAAATAGATATGGTCTTTAAATCTATTTTTTATCATCATTGGAAGAGTAAAACTATTAGGAATAAATATTCTTCCGCCTCCTCCTCCTTTAGTTACGATATTTATCATTTCATCAACTTCAATACCTTCTTGTAACTTCATTTTCTTTTCAACACCCGTAACGCCTTTATCAGGCATTTCTTTTACTTTTTTAGGCATTGAAGTTTCTGCTTCTTGATCACCTAATGAATCTTTAACATTTGATTTTGGTTCTTTAATTTTCACTTCAGTATCCAAATCACCATATCCTGATGCTTTATGTTTGCCTTTAGGTTCTTTAGGTTGACCCAATCCAGGAGCTTCATCAGTATATCCTAAACCTTTAACTCCAAACATTCCGTCTTTAGTATAGAATAGAGGATCTTTAGCTAAGTTTTTAACAACCATAGCTTTAATTTCATCACCTGTTTTTCCAGCGTTTTTCTCATCTCTCATTTCAGCATAAAATCCTTTCATGATTTCATTGAAATTAACGTTATCAGCATTTTTCATGTCTGAATTATCATAGGCATGTGCTTGTTTGTCTTTAACTTCTTTTGAAGTTTCTTTTTCTTCAGCTTTAACTTCTTCAGCTAAAATTTTCTTCCAATCATAGATATCAAATCCTTTAGCTACAACACCACCTGCGGCTTCGCTAATAATTTGTTTTGATTTCAATACATTTGTTGCTGTATTAAAGTCAGTATATTGATTGAAATATTCTGGAAATAAGCTACGAGCATGTTTTAAGAATTGATCTTTATTTCCGCTGCCACTCTTAATTGAGTTATATTGTTCTTGTAATGTTGCCATGTTATTTTTTTTCTTTAAATAAAGTGATTATATCGTCTAAGTAATCTACTGCTAAATCGGTACCGTATTTGATTTTAAAATCAGGATTTATTTTGTAATATTCCATTGTATCAGTTTTAGCACTTTTAAGCAATGGAAGTAATGTATTTAGTTTGTCCTCAATCTTATCAAAATCGGTCATTCTGGTATCAATGAACTGTTTTAATGACGGATCTTGTATGTTTAATGAATTTATATATGAGTCCGTTGATTCGTTTTCTTCTAGCTTTTTAGTCCATAGATCTTTATGTTCTAAACCTTTAGCTTGTTTATGAAGTTTTTCAGCATCGACTGGTTTCCAACCTAACTTATAGTAATAGATATTTTGGGCTCCTTTAGCTTTTTTATTTGGATTAAAGGCATTTGGTGTAGCGTAATTAGCGCCTTCACCGGGTGTAAATGATCCTGCTCCCGCTCCTGC